ACCGTGGGAGTGTGGGGCTAAGGCGATGAACGCGAGCGCAATCAACTGGAGGTAATCATGCGCTCAAGCGTTCATTCTTCACGGGTAGGGAACGGCCTTCCCGTGAAATCTAGCGACTCACGCCCGTAGGCGCGGTCTGGATTGTCATCCTTAATACCAGTAATGGCGATTCCAGAAGCGAAGCGCGTTGCAGGGAGTTTCGTATCGGTCACGAATATATCGTAACCCGACATTTACTTGCTGGCTAACGCTTGCTAATGGCGACAGTCCAATCCGTTGAGGTATGCCCCCGGCGTGATAGGAAACTGTCAACCCATTCACCACTAGCTTGACAGGAGTAGCGTTGTAGGCGTTTGGTCGCCAGTTGCTCTCGTTAGTCCAAACGGTGACTAGGCATCTCCATTGGTAAGTGGAGTTCCATCCGTATTTATGAAGTTGTGAGTGTGCATAGGCCTTTGCCGCCGCAGGTGTGCGTTCTATTGCATCCGTAAATGCTTTAGGGCTTTGCGCCACCGATGGACTTGCAAACCCGATTCCAACCGCAAGCGCGGCAACTACAAGGAAACGAGTCTTGAACTTCAGCGCGAACCAATCGCCGCCTGTTCCATAGCGCTCATCGTGTGCCTCCGTTGTTAAGTGCGTTCATTTCTGAACCTCCTTAGTCGGTTGTGGGTTAATTATAGTGCATACAGAGCAGGTTTTACCCAAGACCATCCATTCTCCACACCCCTTGCATCGGGCGATATTCCAGTCGTTCATGGCTGACCGTGTTTGGCGTACCCGGCGATGTCGAGCCAAGAATCCGCAAGGTCGGGATTAACCGAGATTCGCTGGAGTTTTAGGGCAATCATCATTTGGGCCACTTGATACGGCGCTAATGCGTAAGGCAGGTCAAGGATGACCCCCCACATAATGCCTATTTTGCGAAAGTTCTCGGTCGGATTGCCGTATTGCTCTTGGCGCTCGCTAAGGATGTCGTTGAGCTCCATTAGCGTTGCCAACCAATATAGAAAATCAAGAAGTCAATATCTAAACCGTACTTGCTGACTCGGATGCCAAACCCTAAGCCATTGACAATTCCGTAGGTAATCCAACTCTTTCTCAATCGTAACTCTCTATGCACTTGCCTTCTCCAGTTCTGTTTCGATGTTTTGTTTAACAACACAATTTTTGCAGACATAGACCCGAAAGCCCATATATAAGCCTTTATATAATTTTTTATTGGCGGCCGAGCAGAAACCACATTGAGCCACTACTTGACCCACTTACGCTTGGCTGCAAAATATCCGTAGATTCCAAACGCAATGCCTACGGTGTTAATAAAAGCAATCCAGATAAGTGCGAGCTTTGTAATCATGCCAGCTCCACCGTTCTATCCATTTTACACACCGGACACTCCCAAGTGTAAACGCCATCAACAACCAAAACACTCTGCTCGTCATAGTCTTTTTCGCATTGACGGCAATGAATGTGAACCTGATCCCAATAGCTACCGTATCTCACTTTGAGCCTCCCCAACCGCCCCCGCGAAATATCGCTGGCGTTGCTTGAATAACTTTTGACATGGGCTTTTTGCACTCAGGGCAATCTGGGGCAATGTCCTCATAGAACCCTTGGTGCAATTCCATAAACGCTTTACATTTATTGCATCGGTATTGGTAGGTAGGCATTAGAACAATCCAATCTGACCGTATTGAGACGATACCCAGACAATGCACTCGTTGCCATTAGCGTTCTTGCGTAGCTTGCCTGACTCGTAAATCAAGCCGTCTTTGAGAAGGCTAAGGCGGGTCGGGCGCAAGGTATCGCCTGACATACGAAGCGCGGCTTGAATCTCTTGGTCGGTAGCGCCGTTCTCCATTTGGTCAATGATGAACTGGTTGACCTTTGCCCGGTTAGACCCCATGCGGGGTTCGGCTTTAATCTTTGCCGCAATAGAGGTGGCTCTCACTTTTTCTCCCCCAAGGCAATCTGGGCGCAAGCGTCTTGAACCATCAGCGCGACATTCTCAATACCGAGCTTAACGATGCGTTTACGATCCGTGACAAGCGGTAGGGCGCAAATCTGCTCGTATATGCCAAGACGAATCTGAGCTTCTAGGGTTGAGATGACTTGTTTGGCAAGCTCCTGCCCCTCCGGGGTATCAAGAATCAACTGACCATTCTTAACGCTCCAATGGTTTTCTTTGCAAACGAATTTCATTTGGTCAGCCTTTCCTCAATATCAAACACGATGGATAGAAATACAACAACAAGCGCTGGCAATCCTACTAGCAATAAAAGCTCAATCATTCTCCCAAGCCTCCGATTCGTAGTTGGTCAGGATTACATATTCAAGGGTTGCGCTATCAAATACGGTCTGCGACTCATATCCGCGAGCTGATAAGAACTGCTGGCAGACAAGGATGTTTAGCCAGTTGGGTTCGCACCAGTAAGCCATCTTCCAAGTGAAAAGCGGCTCGTTGTCAAAGCGATTGGCTTGCTTTGCCCAATGCTTGCCCCAAGGCATCGAACTGTTGTGAAGTCGGTCAAAGTCTGAATCGGTAATCGTGACGGTAAAAATTGCCGATGCCATTATGCGCCTACCTTTTTAGAATTAGGATTCCACAAACGATGATTTTGAATTGTGCAATAAGTTAAACGCTCGTCAATAATTGCTTTTGCTTCGTCTAAGTTTTTTGCAACTACAACTGCTAGGCGGCTAACTGAACCTTCGCTATCCATCTTAATAACAATTCTGTTTTTGATGCCGCGACCAAAACGCACTCCGCGATATTCGTAGCGACCGCTTTCTAGCTTTACTACTTTTTCTGTTGTCATTTTCTTCTCCAGTTCTACCCCGCCGTTCGGGGCTTATGGGTAAAACATACGCCCGATCCGCTAGGCAATCAAGCATTTTTGGGTGTGTTTTAGGTCACACAATCAAAAGGGTCGGACACCTCAATATCTACGCCCGTAATGTCCGAATAGACTTTTTTTGCTTTTATGTCAATTACCTGTGAGTCGTCTAGGTAGGCGCACCCGGTGAGCGCATCCAGCACCCCGCGAACCAGTTTGTCTAAGTCTGGGGCTACCGTAGGGTAATCGCGTTTGACCGTCTTGGGCTTTTTGAGGCGAAAGGTCATGGAAATGGCTATTGGGTCAGGAATTGGCTCGCATCCCGCCTGTTTAGCCGCTAGAACCACCAATGCCCGCCAAGTGGCAAGCTCGGTAGCCCGCGAATGGATCATGCGCCCCTGCCCAATGTGCTTCATAGAGCCTTGGCTTATCGGAGTGCCTTCCACCCCGAATCGGATCATAATTCGATGGTGACTTTTTCTCCTGTGGCTACAAAGTGGCACTTCGGATTGCCCGATGAATCGCGGAGGCGAAAATCGCGCCCGGTGCTTTCATCCTCAATCGAAGTCACTCCATAGCGGGTCGCGCCGAGAACCAGCACATCCCCAACTTCTACCTGCTCTACTGCTACAAGATGAATCAGTTTCATCTTTCCCCCTTTCGGTGTTCCAGTATGACATAGATTACTTACTTAGGGCAAATGGGACATTCGACCTAAAAGCTCTCTGACGGATTCGGGCATAGGTGCGCCTCTGGGCGTATCTTCTTCGGAGTACCTAGGAGGAACCCGCGCCGGTGGTAAAACTGGCTCAGAGCGCAACACGGGGCTTCTAGGGGGTAACGGTTCGTCACTCCACCGCCCCTGATTAAGCCAAGTGGTCGGGTGAGCCGTAAATTGAGGCTGGCGGTTGGGGTCGGCGGCGTACCTCTGTGCGCCTGAAAGGATTTCTTCCAGCGTGGCAACCTTTAAAGCGCGATCGAAAGCACGGCGAGCTTCTTGCTTGCCAGCCTTTCGTGGATATAAATCCCAAAACCGATCAAAGCCTTCTTGTATGTTGTCTTTATCTTCCTCTTTATCTTTATCTTTATGGTTGAACGGGCGCTCAACGGGCGTTGAACGGGCGTTGGCAGACCTTCTGCCAGCCTCAGATGCCTTCTCAGACTTTTCACGGACTTTTTCAAGGTCGGCATCAATACGGGTGTGCGACCAAGTATCGCCATCCACCCAAAAGAACTCAGCAAGGATTTCTTTATTGGCAGCCCATTCCTCGGCGGTCATGCGAGCTACAAAGCCAAGGCGATCGCCGGTGTTGTCGAGTGGCTTGCCTCGTTGCCAGTAGTTCATCAAGAGCAACATATACGCGCCGTGTTGCTGCGCGTTAAGGTGTTGGGTGTCGGCTAAGTAGTCGCTGACATATAGCTGCATATATGGAAGTGAACTCATGCTGCCCACACTACCAAGCAGAAAATTGCAAGTGCTGCACAGATTAAATATGGCAGCCATTTTTCGTCAATCATTATTTGCCTCTCATAACTACTAGCGCGGAAGGAAAAGGTGCAGGAGCCGGTGCTTGCCCAGTTTTATTAAACTTCAAACGCCCCTTAATAAATCTCACTTCATGCTGAATGCAAGAATCGTGCCACCAATTTGTATCCGTTCGGGCAGGTACAAGGCAAACAACCGTCGCGCCAGCTTGCGCTTCTTCGTCTGCCTTGCGCATCCAATTTTTTATTTCCCTGCCGTAAGGGGGATTTAGCCAAATAGAACTTGCCTCGGTATGCCACGAATGCCCAAAAGCATTGCGCCGAGCTGGGTTGGGGTGATCGGGCCCGAACCATAATTCGCATAAAGCCGAATTACATAAAGCCGCCGCATCCAACTCAAATCGAAACTCCGCGTTGACCGTCAAGAAATAATCCAGAGGAGTATTCCAAGTGTTGTCTATGGATGAATACAGACCTTGCGTAATCATTTAAGCTCTGTTCCCATTCCAATTCGGTCAACTGCAATCGCGGCATATTCTGGGTTTAACTCCACGCCGATAAAATTGCGGTTATGTCGAAGTGCTACGACCGCGACAGTACCCGAACCAGTAAAGGGGTCAAGAACCGTGTCGCCTTCGCGCGAGCCAGCCAAGATAGATGGCTCGACTAGCTTCTCTGGCATTACGGCAAAGTGAGCGCCCTTAAATGAAGCCGTAGGGATAAACCAAACATCGCGCTTGTTGCGACCTTCAGGGTTGACAAACCGTTTTCCCATTTCGGCGACATCAATTCCGCCGGCGCTTGTCTTGGCGCTTGGGCGATCCGACTTCCACCCCGACTTAGCGCGCTTCAAAGAAACCTCAGACACCGGCTCTTTGATGGCTACATGGTCGTAATAATACTTAGGGGATTTAGTCATTAAGAAAATATATTCATGAGACTTGGTGCAACGGTCGCGCACTGATTCCGGCATGACATTCGGCTTCGCCCAAATAATGTCTTGGCGCAAATACCAACCGTCAGCTTGTAAAGCAAAAGCCAAACGCCAAGGGATGCCCACTAGGTCTTTAGATTTTAATCCTTCAACCTTGTTATTTAAAGCAACAGACTGAGCGTTTCTACCATCCGGATATTTGGGGTCTTTCCATAACCCTTTATTTCCTGTTCCCACATAACTATCACCAATATTTAGCCAGAGCGTTCCATCATCTGCAAGTACCCGCCAGACTTCTCGAAATACCTCGACCATCGAATCCACATATTGCTGCGGTGTCTGCTCTAACCCAAGTTGTTCATCAAAGCGTTCAGCACCACACTTGCCGCATACATCCGTAAATTGCATTTTGACGGTGGCGTAGGATTGCTCTTCATCGTGTAAAGGTTTGCGGCGAATATCGCCCGAATGCGAACGATGCAAAGTTTCCTTTTTCACATGATCGCAGTTTGCGTCTCCACCTTCCCAAGACGCAGTTCCGTAATCGCGCAATCCCCAATACGGTGGTGAGGTAACGCAAGTCTGAACGCTCCCATCGGGAATCTCGGCTAACCGTGTTCGTACATCTCCTACAAGTATCTCTGCCTTCATTATTCCCCCAATGTAAACTTAATGGCTAAATCGAATATGTTTCTGTATGCCCAAGTAAAAGCCGAAGCCTCATCTGGGCTTTTTGCCGCAATCCAGAAATCCCGATTCTCGGCAAGTTGCTCTGCTATTTCCTGACGAATAGGTTGCTCAAGTTCATGCTCGTATTGCTTCATGCGGCGAATCAATTTGCCGTGTTCGCAATGAAGAATGTTTTGTAAGCACCTATCCTCATGGTTCTTATTAAAAGCGTCTATCGCCTCATCAATGATTGACTTCATCGCCGACCCTTTCAACAAGTGATGCTTCGATTATTCCCTCAAACGGTACACCGAACTCATCGCAATCTCGAAGAAGTGGCCCAAGACGCTCCGAGTCTAAATTTCCTTTGACAATAATGTTTCGCTCCAAAGAGGCAACGCCACCCCACATCCCATACTGCTCATAGGCAAATCCCACCTCTAAGCAAGCGCGTTGAATCGGGCATCGAAAACAGATATTACGAAGCTGACGGTTTTCCGCCTTTTTGTTTTTCAACAACTCATCTTCTAAATAAAACATATCGGTATTGATTCCCCGGCAGTTGGCTTTATCCCAATCCACCGCATCTCTATCTATTTTCCTGTGCATCCTTGAACCCCCGTTACATCAAAGTATGAGCAATAATCACGGCAGAAATATGCCGCGCTTCTTTCAGGCGGTGGTGGGGTTTCCATCGCCTTCACATCGGCAACCCACGCTCGGGCTTCCTCAACGAGTTTCGGATCGTAATCATCTTCCCAGACGCGAATATCCGACATCTTGCCGTCACGCGGGATAAAGACCAAGCCAACCTTTTTCACCGGGTACTTCTGCGCAATCATGCTCGCGTAGATATTGACCTGCATCTTCTGTTGTTTGGTAGGCAATCCGCCCTTCGCCATCTTTGCCAAGGTAACGGTTTTCCAATCGTAAACCGCTTCGGCGTTGCGCGAGTAGAAATCGGCGTGACCTTTAAAGAACTCATCGCTTAAAGATTCCTCAAGGATAAAGTCGTCACCAAAGACATCGTGCGCGGCTAGGGCTTCGGCAATAACGGTGTGCATTGCCGTTCCCATGATTGCGGCTAAGGACTCGGTATCGAAGTTGGTCTTGGGAGTCTGGTTGAGGATATGCCACGCCTGAGTGCGACAACCCCCAACCGAACTCGCTCCCAACTCAACCTGAACTGAGCGTTCGCGTTGACTGTCGGCTTCCCTCAGAGCCGTAGTCAATGTTTTAACAATGTCCATTACAAGTCCAGCGTTGCTTTGATAGACGAAGAAATGGATCGCGTGATGTCCACCTGCGTCTTGATTCGGCTGACATTCGCCCGGTGAGCCTTAACAGAAGCCTCGGCAAACGCTACGGCTTCGTGCTGGCTGGCGTTCTCAATAAGCGCAGCG